ACACGTTCGAATTAACGAAAATATTCTCAATCTCACAATATGAAGTACGGAACTAATAACACCGTTACTCTCTTGCGAGAACAAATCAGCGTTTGGTATAAGTTAGCCATTCTTCCTGGATCAAGTAGATCCCGAGGTGAACTAGCTGAACGCGAGGCAATATCTATGGGTTGCGATCTACAGTATGGTAGTATCGCGAAGATAATGTCCGCGTGGTCTGACGAGTATAGCAAATACCGTCAGCAATTACTTAGGTATGAGACGGCACAACAGCTCGTTGTTGCCCATGGTGTGTGCAATATTGACAATTGCCTCCACAAATCACATCACTTACCTAAGAGCCTGAAGAAGATCCCTAACCCAGTGGATTCTTCAGAAGATCGATTGTCTGCAAGCATCGATAATGCATTGCGATATACTGAATCACTTCTATTGTGGTTGTATATCCAACCTGATTGTCCTAAACAAATCTGTCCGGTACAGGATTGGTTTGATTTGACGATTGGACTGGTTGCCCTCTATGTCTGTGGGCATGCGGAATCATACCTGAAGTTGAAATTGGCTTGCCTCGATGCCCATTCAAAATCACAGGTGGAATTCCCGGTTGTAAGTCATCCCTTCAATCCGCGATCTATCTTGTCGCGGTCCTTTCTAAAAGGCTCCACTGGCCGTCGGCTAGGTCAGTGGGTATTGAAGGATCTTAACCGTGCGAATAAATTCGTCTTCTTCGCGAAGCGTTCCGCGGCTGCTATGAGTATTGAACAGATTGCATCTGCCGAAAAGAAGTCATTAGACATCCTGACTACTCCTCCTTTGATGGAGGTGGTTACTTTAACCATCGGTGGACGAACGTTGTCCATTACATTAGCGCAGCTCCGTTCTCAAGTCCGTCGTACTGCAGAAGAAATATTGGAATCTTTCCTTAACCAATTCACCCTTCAACAGGTGATGCGTCCCCCATCTAGGAACGCACATTTCTCCAGTAGTCGATCAGAAGGTGGCGCACAAGGCCTGGTGGCATCTCAACAGCCCCCGCTTGTGTCCTTCCTTGATGTACTTGCATCGTCACCCCTCCTTCACAGTTGTACTAGCGACGAGTCTATTACCTTAGCTCTACAGTCCTGTGATGGTGGTTGTGATGGTGCCTGTGCGCGGTCCATCCAAGAAACCGGAACAAACTATCGCCATTCTTATTCTTCCCAGAATGACCTAGAATTGATCCCCTACGATATTCCTAACTATCGAGATGCTTATGTCCACGAAGCGTCCAATGAGAATAGCGTCTATCGTGCCAAACTCTTAAAGATTGGCTTCTTGGTTCCCAACGAGGAACGAGAACAATTCCGACCACATCTACACTGGTTCGAGGAATTAGTTTATCGCTGGGCCGCACGTGATCTAACAGTTCACGCATCACCTTGGAGTAGTTCTGGGGAACTACTACCATTAAAGGCCAAAATAATTGGACTTCCTGAACCTCTCAAGGTCAGAACTATTACGGCGGGTCCCGAGAACCATTATTACATGGTTTCTTATCTCCAAAAGATAATTCACGGTTTTGTGAAACGACACCCTGCTTTCCAATTAATTGGTCGCCCCTTGGAACTCTGCGATATACAGACTACCTTCTCTCGTCCCTTGACGGAGGGTCAGTTCTTTGTATCCGGTGATTATAAGTCAGCTACGGACTTGATCTCCGGTCAGCTATCTGCTGAATGTGCACACTCAATCGCTTCGATGTTGTCTCTCCCTCAACATCTGCATGAGTTGTTCCTCAACTGCCTCGTTGGACATACAATATGTCTCAAAGATGGTAAGACCCAGATCGCTCAGGCGAACGGTCAGTTGATGGGTTCCCCCGCATCCTTCCCAGTGCTCTGTATTGTCAATGCTGCTTTGACACGTTACGCGCTGGAACTTCGTTCAGGATCTGAGATGAAGTTGAATAGTTTTCCTCTCTTAATCAATGGTGATGATGTCGCTTTTGTCACTGATTTAGAAGGTTATGAAATCTGGAAGAAGATCACTCGGTTAGGTGGTCTACAATTCTCCCTTGGTAAGAACTTTACATCTCGTAATTTTATTGTTCTTAACTCGTGTATGTTTACACTGAGTACGTCAGCCTATGTTCCACGGCCAATGATGTCCAGCTATTCGAAGAAGGGACGTCCTAATCCATATTATCCGACCGGCATTTTACCAATGCCCGAGCCCGATATGTATTTTGACGCTTCCGTTGATGTTCCTTACCACCCCGTTATCACCACTCAATCATCCATTCAAAAATGGGATGAGAGCTGGTCTGATAATAAGGTGGGTCTCCCCCTTCCCAAGGTACTCAGTGATGAGTACTCTGCTAAACCACGAAATGTCTTCCGAGTCGATGGTTATCAGAATCCCGATTATTTGGGACCTTGTCGTTGGGTGA